CATAAGCTTTGCTACTATTGCCAAAGCGGCAAACGTCAATGCCAAAATATACATCGACTTCAAAACATCAAGAAATTTCACAAGTCCAAGAGCTTTTAGAGCTGCGGCGTAGAATATCAATCCGGCGGAAAGAGCCATCAAAGCAATCCCAAAGCCAACCATCATCGGCGAAAGGATGCCAAATACACCAGCAAAGATACTAAACAAGGCCAGAACGAGTACTATTGATGCCATGGCCATCCCAATATCTTTCCAGTTAATTGTTCCGAGGGCTTTCATCGCTGTTGCAAATACCATCAAACCAAGACTCAACGGAATGATAGCAAGCCCGAAGGCCGACATTTTTAGGAGTACAGAGCCCTTCATCATTGGTGCTAGAATATAAAGTGACCCGACTACCAGGAGAAGGCTCCACATGGCCATGGTAATATCTTTCCAGCTTATAAGTCCCATTGCTTTCATTGATGTTGCGAAAACTAGGAGTGCGGCACTTAATGGGATCAGAGACAATGCAACCATAACGGTGCCTTTTACAGTACCACTCATTTGTCCAAACAAATACATTATCGCCAAAACACTGAGCATCCCAAACAATCCTCTGGAAATAGTACCCCAGTCCATCTTTCCGATTACGAACAGCGGAGCAACCATCATGCCAAGAGCAATCGAAAATAGGATCATACCAAAGGCTGATGTAACAGCACCTTTAATTTTTCCAGAAATACTGGCAAATAGCAAGCATAGTGTTACCATGAATGAAACCCCAAGAACGCCTTGTTTAAGCTGATTCATCGACAGCTCGGCTATGGTCTTCAATGGAATAGACAGAAGCAGAACTGCTACAGCCAAAGATATAAGCCCCTTCACACCTTTTTGGTAGTCGGTGATTTTTGAATACTTAGCTATCGTAATTGCAGCGAAACTCATGATAGCAATCACAGCCGTTAAGCCAAGCAGGGCTGTGATCATATCTTCAATTTTTATTGTCGACATGATCTTCACGGCAAACGCAAGAAGAAGAATCGCTATTGCCATTTCAACAAGACTTCCAATCATCATATTCACTTGCATAGCAGTGCTCAGAGATTTGATCCCAATCGATTTTGCAGAAGCCTGAAGTTTAACCACGAGTGTCATAATCGCGGAGAACATCGCAACTACCATCCCCATGATAACGCCAAGAGATACAAGAGCCCCGGCGAGTTTGTCCTGGTCAATTGATGCGATAAGGACAAGGGCTGCGACAAATATCAAGAACGCAATGGCGGCATCTTTCAAAGCCGCGGCATACTGTTGCATTGCTTTAGAGTCCATTATGCCTATAAAACCAGCAATTAAACTCGCGAAATTTAACTGCAGCTCGAAAAGAGCAGATATCATCCAATAACCATAAGCAAGCAACCCTCCCCAGAAAGCAGCGTCAAAAAGATTTTGAATCTTAATGATACCACCGGATTCCCCGAAGGCAGCGGAGATTGTTTTTCCAAGATTTGAAAGAGTATCCCCGATCCAGGAGAGAACGCCACCAAGAACGGGAAGGACCGCCCTGACTAAACTCCAAAGCCCCATGAAGAAATCAAACAGCCCCTCAATAATCGCGGTCACTGGTTTGAACTTTTCAAGGAATTGCGTCGTAAATGTTTTCACGCCACTAAAATCAACATCACCAAATTCGCCGAGTGTACCCGTTATGGCTTCGAAAGCGCCTTTTAGTTTGACCCAAATATACTCGAGGATTTCCCCGATGCTTAACCCCGTTAATTTCATAGCAAACCCGGAAACTGATTCCCAGGCCGATACAAAGCCATTTTTTATACTGTGGAGAAGGCTTTTAATCTTCTCTAAAACGTTAAGTTCCTTAAATCTTTCAACCAAGGTTGAAATCAGAACCGCTAGTTTAAACCCTGCTTTTTCTATGTTACTTAGGTTTTCCGGGATCACAAATAATGCAGAACCAAAACTATTTCTACCAAGCATGATGCCGTTAACAAAAGCTGAGATCGTATTTTTTACAAAATTAAAAGCTCTTCCTATTTTTTCAAAGGCTTTTTGTATAACTCCAGAGTTTTTCACCCAATCGATCAAATATTTAAGTCCAAAAGCCATATAATATCCAATGGTCTCGAACATGGTGAAATTATCCACAAACTTCGTGAATTTTGTTCCACCGATAGCCAACAAATCAAACACCCATTTAACAAGATCTCTGAAAATATCAACTAGAGGTTGAACACCAGTCCACAGACCTCTAAAAGCTTTTCCAACGAACTTGACAATGGAGAATAACCCTTGGAATATACTTGAAAGTTTTCCAGAAGTCTCTTCGGACATTCTTAATTTTTCGGCAAAAGCTTTGAGACCTTCAGTTAGGCCTTTTAGCTTTGTTGCAATATCTTTTATCTGTTCGGAACCTTCTTCCATCTCAGAAAGAGGGAATATAATGTTCCAAGCACCCTTTATGACGTTAACAATATCTGTCACCGCTCTGAAGAGATTCCAGAACGCACCAGTAGACTCTTTCGTGTTTTCGAAAATATCATTTCGTCCGCCAAGAACATTCCATTCTTTTAGAACCGCATTTACTTTCTGAAGACCAGGAACAAAAATATCATAAAGCTCATATGACAAGTCGGTCCATAAAGTTTTAGCATCGTCATAGGCGCCAAATATGTTTTCAAACACCTGAGTCCACGCTGAACCAACAGCTTCCTTAATGGCGTTCAGGGCATCTCTTAAGGTTCTAGCTTCCTGAGCGGCTCTAAATGCTTTAAGACCAAATTCGTCAAGCTGTTTTTCGAACATCTCCATTGCTTCTGAGGAAGTGGTGGCCTCTCCTGTTACTTTAACCTTTTCATAGAGAGTATCAACTGCGCTTGAGTATTTTCCAAGCGTTTTCATCAAAACCTCAGATGTGAACCAACCTTCTTCGGAGAGAAACTCTGTAAACTGATTAATACCAAAAGTTTTTCCAGACTGAGTTGCATACTCACCCGTAATGGTACGATTTAATTTACCGGCGGCAACGGCCGCGTCCAATACACTTTGCCTAAACTCCTGGGTGTCCATGTTTGCATTCTGGATAGATCTCCAGTCTTGCAGTTTGACGGAGCCAGATCCAATAGCTTGAGCTAGTTGATACATTGCTCTTGAAGCTGTTTGCGTATTTTGACCAGAAAGAGCTGCCCAGTTCGCAATACCCATCATGGCTTGAACAGAGCTATCTAGACTTTGACCAGATGCCGTAAACTTACTGATGCTGGAAACCATCTCGGTAAAGCTATATGATGTTTCATCGGTATACCACGCCAATTTTTCAAGCTGCGTGTTCACTACATCCATATCATAGCCTTGGGCGACTAGAGTACCAACTGACTTGGTCTTTTCTCCGTATTTCTCCCAACCAACCATAATGTTATCAATTGATAGGGATTTCACCATGTTAATGCCAAGATCAACGAGCCTGTTTGTTATGTTCGAAATTGCGGTGATTGCGGCAATTTGCATTGTTGAAAACTGTTGCGCTACAGCCTGTACCCCTCCAGCGAGAATTGATGTGTTAACACCACTGAAGGCTTTATTCATAGAAGTTGAAACGCCTGAGAAATCCAGGCTTGACTTTAAATTATTGATCGTAGACATGCTAGTCTTGACATTAGACTCAAACTCTCTATTATCAAAACCCATCTCTACGACGCGTTCGTCGATTAACCTGCTCATAGGCTCTTTATCTCCTTCCACGTCTTGTCTATAATATCATTGAACGTTCTTATGATGGCGGGTTCTATAAACTCTCTTCCTTCCACCCAAGCTCCAGACGAAGTTGCATGACCATATTCTATCAGAATTGCAACATTCGCTCCATTTTGAATATTCGTGTTTTTTATTGTTAATGACTTAGAGCCCTTCTTTTTATCTATCTCGTATTCCCAGGACTCCGCCGTTAAACCAGAATCTACAGGGGTGACTTCTCTTAATCTCTCAACACAGAGCTTTGCAAAAAGCTCAACGTTCTTAAAACCTGAGATTTTTTTAGACTTCTTAAGGAATCTTTGAACTTTCTTGAAGTCACCTTTGCTCTTGATGGTTATCATGGCAGCCTCCTACGATACTATCCTGTTGTACCAAGCTCTTTTCTTCTTGCAGCATTTATGGCTGCGTTCTGGGATAGAATTTCTCTGGGATTCTTTTTACCTTTCTTCTGACCAGCATTATTTTTTATGTTACAAATTCTTATCAAGGTTAAGAGTCTATTCAAATGCCATCTTTGACATTCAAACGGTATCTCTAGAGCTATCATCCAGTAATAAATAAGTTCACTTGTTACCTGTTCTTTATTCTTTGGTGGGGTTCCGATGTCTTTTCTCTCAACAAACCAAGTTGCGGTCATTGAATCGTCTATATACTTCGAGACATCTTCTAGATTGTCTTTTGTCAACATCATGTAGGCTTTCGGGTCTACATTCTGAGTGGTTGTCATGCACTTTATATAACTAACCGTTTCTTCAACGGTTCTTTTTGTCTGCCCTATGAATGGCTTATGCCATACGGATTCCCATTTCGAAATAGACACCAAGGAATGCTCTAGACACAACATTTGGCTTTTTGTGCTGCCGAATTCTTGTTTTGCCTCATCCCAGACTTCAACACCTGGTATTGTAATTGTCAGCATTCCCTGGTATCCTCTCTTTCTTAGATTTTTTGTTTAGTTTTTCGGAGCGGTCGGAAGGTCCTTCGGGGTGATTCCTTCCACAAAAGCAGCGGCCTTTTTCGGGTCGCTGGCGAGCTCGATGAAGAGCTCGGAGTAGGCTTCGGTTTGGGAGAACTCTTCACGGAGTTCTTTGGATTTGATGAAACGCTTTCCATCGGCGCTTTTGATGCCGTAGGAACGAAGGATAAGATCCTTGAAAAGGGCGAAAAGAGCCGCATTGTCATTGTTTTCGGCGCTTTTCTTGATGTGCTCAGCGAGGCCGCCGGGGGTCGTAAGCTCCATTTCGGCGATTTCGGCCTTGTTGAGATTGAACAGGAAGTCTTCGGTTTTCTCGACACCGTTGTAATCGGTGTATTTCACGGTTTGTTTCAGCATGGTTTTCCTTTTTCTCCTTTTATTTTTGTAAAATATAAAGAGGGGTGCTATGACAAACGCCAAAGCACCCCATCCTTACTCCATTTTGATTCTGGCTAAGAAGTCCAGCTCTTAGCCGGCGACGTGAAGAATCGCAGCGATTTCGCTCGGGGTTTTGAGGGTCGGTTCGCCGGCGTCTTTTCCATAGAGCTCATCGAGAAGCGTCGCCAAATTGGTCGGATCGGCCTTGGTCGAATCGATGACGACATAGGCGGTCGGTTTGAAACCAGAGACTTCGACAGGGGTCGTCGTGAAATCCCAAGAGAAAGCCATCGGTTCCGGACTTTCGTTGACGGTTTCGTAGGCTCTCTCGGAGGGACCGACGAGAGCGCCGTAGACGATGTGCAGTTTGAATCCAAGTTCGGGATTCAGATCGTTTCCGATCTTGGTTTGGAAGCAGAACGCGAACGGATAACGGGTTTGCTGACCGAGGAAGAGACCTTGTTCGGCTTGCGCAGATCCGTCGCAATCGGCGAATTCGTCGGGATAGGTGTAGGCTTCGATGGAACCTTCGACTTCTTCGATCCCGAGAAGATTGAGATACTTGATATTGTCGGCATAAATCGGATTCGGTTCGCCGCCGGACGGATTGATCGAAACATTCGACAGACCGTTCCAGGCAACGCCTTTGGTGTAGCTTCCGGGGGTGACTTTCGACATCGGGTAGAGAACGCCTTTCGAGACTCCGTTTTCGAAGAATCTTTCGCCGCTCTTATCCCATTGCAGTTTGGACATGGTTTTTCTCCTTCTGACTCGTATTTTTTAATAGAATATTGTGAAGACTGTGTGATTCAATCTGTCAACAATGTAGCTCCTATCGAACTTTGCAGTGTCAAATTTCGACATTTTTGTTACAATTTCACTATCGGGATCTTTGTCAACCACGATAACTTTGAAAATATGATTCTGAAGATAAACTTTCCCGTTGGCAAATCCATTCTTTATGTCCGATTTGGAATAGACTATTGCCGGGAACTTCATTTCTGTTTTTTCAGGTGGTTGGAAGTAAACATTTCTACTTCCAAGAATATCTACCAGGGCTTCGTGAAGCTCGAGTCTACTCTTCATTATAGACACCACCCAATGTGAGTAAAAGTCTTGGGGACTGAACCTCGACGGATAGAACCTTCCAGGAAGTCCCCATAAACTTTACATATTTGATTTTGTGGAAATTCATGTTGGCGTATGGATCAGCTAAAAAGCTTATCTGATTGGAAATGGAAATATCTTCGTTTACCTTCCCACTACCTTCGGTCTTTTTGCTGTTGCGAATCAGATCACCATAAATATGACGCTCAGTGATCGGCTGCGTCCACACACCGGGTTTGCTTTCCACCGATCCGCTATAGCCTACGACTCCATAGAATTTAGCCATTTTGAATTTCCAGGCCGGTCAGATCTTAGCCGGCGACGTGGTTCGTTTTGAGTTCGAAGCTGATCGCCGAATACGGCTTGATGAGCGCGCCGGAGATGCGGGTTTCGATGAGGTATTTTTCCTTGTTGTAGTCGATGTCGAAATCTTCGAACATGGAGACCGCGCCACCCTTGTCCGCGCCGACGTTGTAGTCGTTCAGGTTGACGAGGATGCCGAGGCAGGTGTAGTCGAAGGTGCTAGCATCGTTGGTACGAACGACGTTTTCCATGACCGGAACGGTGATGATGTCGGAAACGCGAAGCGCCGTTTTCAGGCGGTCGACGGTTTCATAGATGACGCGGCCATTGGTGTCTTCGATCAGAAGCATGTTGGTGAGCATGTCTTCGGTCGTGAAGAAGTCCGGATTTCCGGAGCCTTTGTAGTCCTTGCGGGCTTTGATGATTTCTTTGATCAGACGCTTGGCAAAGGCGTATTCGCTTTCGCCGCTGGCCGGTTCCATGATCTTCGGAACGGTGTAGACCGCATTGTCGCCGAGGATCGGGCGAACGTTGTCGGCCTTGATCTTGTGTTCGTCGGAGGCCAGGCGGCCGTCGCCGATCAGGATGGCACGGGCGATTTCTTCGTCGAGAAGGATTCGCATTTCGGATTTAAGGAAGGCGACAACGTCGAAATCGGTGATGTCGACGACGTCGTCACGGTCCATTTTCTGGTTGATGTAGATGGTCTGGGGGGTCGTCGAGCGCTTCAGAGCGACGATGACCTGTTCGGCCTTTTGGTCGCCCTTGATGTAGCCTTTCGCTTTGGCTTCATCGGCGGTGAGATTGACGGCGGTCGATTTGACGCGGGAGAAGGGCGAGTGCTTGACTTTGCTCATGACCTTCTGGACCCAGTTCATGTCGCGGGAGATGGTCTCCGGCGTACGATTGACGGCCTGGGTCTCGGGGAACAGTTGCGAGACGTCCGTGATTCCATGTTCGAGGAACGAAGTCTTCAGCGACCCGACCTTCTTGGCGTCCTTGATGGCTTCGAGAACTTCTTCGTGTTTGAGGATGCTTTCTTCATCATTTTGCTGGGTGTTGTTGAACAGATTTTGCTTCATCGTGTCTTCCTCCTGGGTTTTTTTGCCGCCTTCTTCGAGGGCAAGGCCGATCATTGCGTAGACGACGTTCTTTTGCTCTTCGCTGAACTCGTCAAAAACTTGCTGAACCGTTTTTTCCACTTTCGTGTCCTCCTTGGGGTTTTTTTCTTCATCATCCTGTTGATCAGAATGTTCAAGAAACAGTTGATCACTTACATTGAAAATAACCGCTTCATCTCCCTCATCCTCGCTGTGTGCGAGAACGGTCTCGATGTGGGCTCCCGGATTTGCTCCGGCGAGAACCAAGCTTACTTCCTTGATTTCACCGTGGACTACGTCGGAGCCCTTATGTTTCAATTTGTTCGCATAGATAGAAAGAGCCGTAATATCCCCATGGGAGACCATTTCTTTAGCTCTTTTTCCTTCGTCTGTGCTGTTGAACGAGCCGTAGGTATAAATACCCTCGTTCTCACGAAATTCCAACAACGCATGACCCAATACGTTGTCAATATCATTGTGCTTATGCCCCCAGACGAGAGGCACCGTCATTCCATCATGATGCATGAAAGCTTCGTTTTTGATGGTTCTCCCGTCGGAACACTTGATGTTGAAACGAGTCGCCCATCCTGCGAAGTCGAAACTACCTTTTGGTTTCTTCGCCATTTTGATTTTGTACCTCCATCCTAAATAGCTTCCACGAGTTTAATGTTCTCTCGTGGCACATCGGTACCGTCGATCGCTGCCTTTACCGCATCTTCTTCATCCTTCGCTAAAACAAGAAATTCTACTTCATGTCCGCCCTGATTGATGAGCTTAATTTTGAATTTTTTCCTGCCTTTGTCAGACGATTCAATGACTCTCGGCAGACCGGAATGACCGGCCTCTCCTTCTTCGGTATACTCAATCATTTGACCATTGGCATTAATGTTCCTATTCCTGAGTTCGTCGGCTTTCGGGTCAGAAGCCGGCTTCATGCCAATAATTTGCCTAATTTCATTCGGAGACAAAACTTCGTTTCTGGTGAATTTGTCCACGATTTCGGCAAGGTTTCCGAGGGGGACCAGTTTAAACTGATTGTTGAAATACTTAATGGTCTGTTTTTGGCTTCTGGCGGTTTTCGTCAAGAATTTTCGATTCATCTCTTGAGCGATCGCTGCAACAACCGGCTCAATGGTCCTGTTGAGGTAGTTTAGCATGGTTTTCTCGTCAGCGGTACCATCCATGACACTTGGCGTAATCCCTAACTGGCCGTATGACATACTCGTTAGAAATTCGACTTGCTTCAATAGATTGTTTTCCACTGGACGATTCAACTGCGTAACCTTTTCAGTACCATCCGTATACGCCACACCATATTTAGAACCAGAAAGCTGGGATTCAATATCAGCTCGTCTGAGGTCCGCCTGTTTACGTCTTTCGTCAGTTTTTATTACATATGGTAACTGGATGATAAGATCCAATTTGCCAGATCCGGATTGCTGGTCAATCGCATCAAGCAAATTCAGCTTTTGGACGAGTCTCTGAAGCATTGAGTTCTTTTGATTCATGACAGAATATAAGGGATTCTCAACGATGGCGACAATTTTCTTCGGCACTGTAATTTCTTCCCTCATTCCTTTTTGATCGTTGTAAACATCAATGCGGACGTGGTCCGGATACCATTGAGTAATCCGTCCCGTTCGCAAGGACAGAATATCATAGGAGTTCGACTCTACCGCATTGATACTGGTATCTACCGGGACGATTGCAACGACCCCTTCATCAAACATAGAGATCACAATATCTTGCATGAAGGCGATCGCACTTTGATCTTTGTTGGCCTCAACGGATAGGCAATTGTTAAGTCCACTCGGAACTTCGTTTATGAATCTTCCATTGTCGTCAAGGCGGACATGCCTTATGATGATAGACGCGCAGTCGAGAGCTATGCGATTGTAAATCGCATTGACAATGGACTTCTCGTTTCCTCTGCTTAGAAATAGTCTGTCTGGGCGAAACGAGGTGGAATATCCTAGGTTGACGTAATCACGTCTCCCTCTCGAGAGATCGTTTTCTACAAATGCATTCCAGGCATGTTGTAGTCTATCAATAAAGCCCATATGACGATCTCCTTCTGTTACGAATTATTTTGTTTTTTTATGTTGTCTAGATTCTTTCCAAGTTTAACCCCGCCTGCAATTACCCCGGCTAAAGCGGCCGAGCCCATTGTGAGTTTCCCAATACTTACGATCATAGCAGAGGCTTTTAACTTACCTAAGGTCATGGTTTTGCTTTTTAACAACATTGCACCGACAGTTACAGTTGCTAAACCAGCGGCAGTGATGGCTCCCCAGGTTATCAAACCTTTTCCAATTGCGGTCCCGATTGGGCGATCGATTCCGCGTTTTCTTTGCCTTTCTTTTCTTTCCTCAATGCGAGCCTTACGATGGCCCCAGCGCATGCCGGGAACGCCATAGTGGTAAAGTTCATTCGGATATGGTTGTCTGTTCACGAGGCTCCTCCTTATAGAATGAGTTTTGCAAGTTTGACACCGGAGAACTCCTTGACGAAGTCACTTCCTTTTGAAATTGTGACGGCAACGTTTTTGAATTTGAGATACTCTCCAGATGCTTTTCTTGCAGCTCTGGTAGCTTGACCTTTTGCGATCGCAGCGGCTCTCTTTGCGAGCAATATCTTTTTGTTTTTCATATTCTTAAGATACCATGCCGCGCCAACCGCAGTCGCGCCAACGGCCACGCCAGCGGCCAGAATACCAACTGTCTTTAGGGTGTTTTTTTGCTTATCCGTGAGAGTTCTTTTACGACCGTTGGAAATATCGGCTTGTTGTTTCCTGACTCCCCACTTCATACCAAGAACACCATAGTGAATCAAATAATCAGAGTGCTTGGCCGTGTCTGGTTTGATGTAGTGCTTGAAAATATAACCGGGCATACGCTGATTGTCAGCCGATGTCCTAAGAACGTAAGATCTGTACTTGTTCCAGGCTTCTTCAAACCATTCCTCGTCCGAATACTTCTCTATCAAATTATCAAGAACTTCGCAGACAAGAGATGGAACTTTATCATAGTGGTCTTTCCTAAGTTCCATTATTCGAACGCCTCCTTATTTAAATATAGAGTTGACGACTTGTCTACCCACATTAACCACTTGCTCGGTCAATATATCAGTGGCAACTCCACCACCAATTCCCTTCTTTTTTAGAAGAATGGCAACCGCAGCTGCACCACTTACTATAAGAGCAGCTTTTGCGATATTTTTTCCAATAGCTTTTCCGCTCTCTTTTGTTCTTTTGATCTTCACTTCCGCATTCCTTGCACTCTGAATCGATTCGCCATTCAACATCCGTTTGTTAATTCTTTCAACGGCGTTTGGTCCATAGATTCTCCTATCTCTTGTTCGTTGTTGACCATTGTAATTCTTTGAATATCTTTCTTTACCTGCCTCAGTTAGAGTCCCATCTTCATTCTGGAAACGTCGAACGCCCCATTTTTGACCTTTGATACCTTCGTGTGCTATGTAATATCTAGTGCTCATTCGAACGCCTCCTTATTAAGTTTATAAGCAACAAAAGCATCCATCAAAGCGGCAACATTATCAATCTTTGCTTCTTGACGCTTCTTATAGAGCTTTCTATTACCATTTGTGTCTTCCATGGTTATACAGTTACTCATCGCAAAAGTCATGAGCTCTTCGTCAAATATGAGAGACCTTTGTTCCGCTAGTTTCTTCAATTCTCCAAGCGGGACCGACTCTGTTCTAGCACCTTGAATTACTTTTTCGACTCCATATGCACCATTTTCTGAAGTCCATCTTTCGACAAACTCTTTTGCATTATATGGGTCAAATCCCAAAGCTCTTACATCGTAGCCATGTGCGATAATAAACCTATCAAGATCGTCATAGACTATCATCATGTCAAGAATAGTCCCTTCAAATACAATCAAAGAGCCCTCTTGCATAAACTCATCATACTTTGACCTCATCGCTGGGGGAAGTTTGTGAAGGGTGAAAGAGCTTATGTAGCTTCTAGTCTTTACACCAAAAGTTTCACCTTTCAGAGGAAATAGGAATGTGAAGGCGCAGAAGTCATCGCCCTGTGAAAGGTCTGCACCAAGAGCGCAAGGCAATTTCCAAAAATCTCTAGTTCTATGAGGAAGTGTTTCTTCATAGGTAAAGAAGTAAGTGTAGCCTTCCATCGGTATACCAAAGCGCTTTGCTAGAATATCGTTCCTTGTTGCGGGGGCTTTCTCGGCTCTTTCCACGTCAAGTTGATAGGTTTCGTAGGAAACCGTCTTCCCAATGTTTGGATTGGCTTTTGGCCACATGTTTGGATCGGAGACTTCATCGATAGAATCAAGTCTGTAATACCAAATGGACACGTGTGGGTTGTAATACTCTCCGCGAAGTATGTCCATCAACTCCATTTTGATTGAATCACCACTACCATTACGAACAGTGCCTTCAGAAGACATTGCAACGATAAGATAGTCTTCAACTTTCGAAGCACCTTGCTCTATGGCCCCTACTACATCCTCTCGAACGTCACCAGATAGCCATTCGTCGATTGTTGCAACCTTACAGCGAAGACCTTGAAGCTTGTCAATCCGCATAGGTCTTATCTCGATCAACGATCCAGTCAAAAAGTTTTCAATACCTTTCTTTGTCGCTGCAAGCTTGACTCTGTTCGCTTTGGAGCCAGTGGTGTTTTGCAAAGAGCCCTCTGTTAAAAATTTGAATAGGGGTCCTCTCGCTCTTGCGATAGATGTTCTGATAGGAGATAGAATCTCTTCAGCCTGTTTCATTGTTGGGGCGGTTGTTACCTGATATGTGGTTGATGTGTCAATGTTCAGAGAGTAACTTTGTAGAACAGAGCCGTACATGGATTTAGCTGCTCCACGAGCAACGATTAGGTACTGCTTGTTGACGAGGCGCTTCTTGATAAAACGCTTCTCATAGTAACCGCTTCTCCCATCCTTACTCGGAACAAAGACACTTCGTTCTACAAAGTAATACCAACCGAAAATTTGCTCGGCCCATAGTTTAAAGGAGTCAAGAAGAACCAAGTCAGTACCATCTGTCAGCGTTAATTCGTTCTCGCAGTACTTTATAAAACCCTCCACGGCTAAATCATCGTAGTAAAAGTTAGGGTCTGCTATAAGATTATCAATGCGATTCATCTCCATTGAAATCTCTTTACAAACAGGGATTCTTCCGTCAAGAACCGCTTCTCTAAAGCGGCCGTAATAGATTGGCACAGCCGTATTAGAGAGCATAATATCAGTCCTTCTTAGTAATGAGATGTTCTTTTATGAAGTTGACTTTCCACTCGTTTTTGGGTCCGACAAACTCACTCCCGTATTTTTTTAAAACATCCTCCGCAAACTTAAATTCTGGGCTAGTTTTGGAGAATTCTTTTACCAAATCGTGTTGATGTTTGGTGTAGATCTCTTCGAATAGATTCTCATACGCGTGAACATAATCGTCCTGCTGGCTTTCCGTCATGTTCGGTTTCCAATGTTTTTTATTGAATTTGTCAATCATGCCATTATTCATTTCATCGGCCGCTCTGTTATAAGCATTCAAATGAGGGCCTGTTTTTGCGTATTTTTTATACCCAGCATCGAACGTTTTATCGAATTCTTTTGACACTCTTTTTTTTCCAGCCTCTGTCAGAGAACCATCGGGATTCTGAAAACGTCGAACACCCCACTTTTGACCTAAAATGCCATAGTGGTAAAGCTCATTCGGATATGCTTGTCTGTTCATAGAATGCTACCTTTGGTAGCCTTAGTTGCCCACACTTTTCCAAGATCAATAATACTCGGAAGACCTTGACGAGCAGCAAATTTGTTATCAGCGACGATACCGGCTCCGATAAGGGCGAGGATGGACCCACCGACAACCATCCCCCGACGAATTCGACGGGCTCTGGCTTTTTGTTCGTCTGGCGTTCTGGGTGTTGGGGATGTGTTTTTTGGTAATTTGATCTTGCTTTGAATGCCGTTTCCACCGGAGGCTTTTCTTTGCCCCCAACGCATTCCTAATACTCCGTAGTGATAAAGTTCATTGGGATATGCTTGTCTGTTCATGAGGCTCCTCCTTCTTGATTCTCTTTTAAAATATAATCGTTCACTTTCGATTGTTTTACGGCTGCGGATACACCGATAAGTGCGGCATTGTTAAACGTAAACGTCCCAACTTTCGAAAGAATCTTAACAGCTCTCGCTTGCCCAACCGAAAGTAGTGAGCCAGTGGCTCTGGCTTTCCCAATCATCAAACCTGCTATTGTGCTTGTCAGGAGTCCTGTGGCCAACATCGAAGCATAGGTTTTGAAACCGGTTCTTATTGCATCTTTCGCTGGAGCGGCTTTTATCTTCTCTTTCCTTTTGTTGGAGATTCTTTTGGCAGCTTTTTCGAGTTTACGATGGCCCCAACGCATACCTTTGACACCATAGTGAGAAAGCTCGTTCGGATATGTTACGCGGATCATACGACTTTTCCGCCCCTTAAAGCTTTTAATGCAATATAAATTGAGACAGCAGTGCCCGCCATACTTGCCAGAATCGAACCCGTCTGAAGAATCTCATGAACCCAATCGGAACCAGTGCGGACCTTTTTGGCGTCTCCGGAAAGTCTCCCATATTGCTCTTCCAAACTCAATCTTGCAACACGTTTCTTGAGTTCTTCATCAGTAACATTATCGTAGTTTGGTCTAGTAGTCTTTGATTTTTGTTTCCCGATATCGGTAAGTTTTGCCGCAGATTCAAGACCTTTCGAGACATTCGAAGCAACGGAGGCTCTTGAGCTGTAGTTTTTCTTACCTTCCTCGGTCATATTCTCGGTTCTCCTACCACGGGAATCTACCGATTGGGCAAAATCCCCGCCACTCCTATATCGAAGTTTTCCAGCCTCAGTTAGAGTCCCGTCTTTGTTCTGGAAACGCCGAATACCCCACTTCATGTCTTTGATTCCGGCGTGGGATAAAACGTTTGTTCTTTTGACAATATAAGTGTTTCGCATAAACTAATGACCTCCTGCTGCGACGTAGAGTCTATATTCGGATTCCGTAATAACCGCCTTCAGGGCGTCCATATGAACGCTGCCGGAGGGAGGATCAAACATCATTCTTACTTTGGCCGGAAGATAGGTTCTGACTCGCGATAGGACAACCGTGTTATCCGGAAGCGATTCATCCTTGATAAAATCCGACCATTTCTGTGTCTTATCTTCGATGATAAAACCGGCGGATGGGCCGATTCCCATCTGTGTCAAATCTGAAAAAACAGTGTTGATATGAGTGATGATCTGATCGTCAAAAGAAATGTCATCCTCAGAGAGACCAAGAATTTTCTTCGTTGAATCCAATATACTCTGATCTTTGAATGAGGGCGTCGGCATGACTATACCTCAATGAAATCTTTCTGGCAAAAGCCCTCGACACCTTGAAGTACGACTCTGTAATATCTCTCCGTTGACCCTTCCAAATCAATTTTCACATGGGTTCTACGGGCGATTGTGAATAGAACTTCACTGAGCGGATTTGGGATCTTTCTGACATTCAGGATGCTGCATCCCGACACAATTCCAATTTTTTCCTTGGAAATATCTCTCACTGTCGTGTCAATTTTCTCTTGTTCAACTGCCACCGGCGTGGTGACAGCTTTTTTTTTAGTTGTTGCCATTTGGGCTTTTCCTCCATGGTGATGTGTCGTTCTTTGTTCTCACTGCAATCTTGTTGTTGTCAAGGAATTTCTCATCCCCGTAATGTATCGCGTTGTGCGTATCCATACATGTCGTTATCAAATATTCGGGGTTGAGTAGAAACTCCGTGGACTTCTGTATGTCCTCGATGGATATGGGATTCATATGATGGATGTAGACTGATCTGCTTCCGAGATCTTTGCCCCTAACACCCAGATCACAACCTAAATCCCTAACGATAATGTGATTTCGTACCCTTCTCCACTCTGGAGAGGAATATAACTTCTGATTCAACTGCCGGTCGAACCCAAACGTGTCTTTACCGACTTCACCGTCGAGTTTCAAATATCTGAACCTTTCCTCGAATGAGGGTATGGTCATCAACTCGCTGTACGTCCTAATCTTCTTCATCGTCCTCTCTCTCCAAATCTGCGCCAGAATATACACGCATTGCTTTAAGCGCTTCTTTGTAAAGAACCTCTGAATTCTCGGCAGATATGAGATTCTTTGTCTTTGCTTCTTGTAGTTCCTTCTGTTTTACTAGCAGTTCTTGTTCAAGTCTTTCTCTGCTGGAACCAAGTTTTAAAAAATGTGTTATGACTTGGGAGGAAGCTGTGCCATCAGCTAGCTGCTTCTCAGCCAAATCAATCGCTAGAGAAATCATCTGGTTCTCCCTAGCATCTGGTGTAAAAGCAGGTCTCATCGGCTTTCTAGGTTCTTCTGATGAGATAACGTACTTACTTCTAGGCATTTGCTTCTCCTTTCCTGAGTTTCTACTAAGTTTGGAATAGTTTTAGCAATTTAGGTTAGCTACTTAATGGAATACACAAGGCCTTACCCAGCAATATCCACGGATTTGGACAGAGAGAGGGAGAAAGGAGAAATCGGGAAGAGGAACCATGCCTGTTTCAGCTAGGTAATTTCTTATGTATTCGATTAAGCAGCCAACCGAGTGTTGAAAATATCCACCTAAATATACCTCCGGGGGAATTTTTAAGACCGGCGCGATGGCAAGGGGGGGTGTGTTTTTCACGACCCCTCCCTATAGGTACCACCACACAGAATAGACACAAACAGTATACAGGTACAGAATAGTAATGTACCAAATTAGTTGCTTGCCCCTGTTTCGTCAACAGGAGCTTCTTGAATCATATCTGGAACCTCTTTGACTACTTTCTTAAACTCTACGATTTCACCAAGTTTGTTAATTGCACCTGTCTTCATGAGTTCTGCAATACCATTCTCAACGGCTTCGTAAACCTCATCATCTGAGAACTGATCGGATACAGTAGTAACAGAAGCAAGTCTTTCGCAGGTGTGGTATCCCTTGTTTGTGTCAAACAATAGCCATTTTTCCCACTCATTGAATGGGTCATAAGGGTTGTCTGCTGTTGTAACTCTGATTTCCTTGCTCATATTATACTCTATTCCTCCTTTCTCAGATAGTTACTGATCGTTGATACTGGAATGTTCAAAGCATCTGCGATCTCAGATGAAGTGTATCCAGAAGCAGACATGCTGATCAATCTTCTTACTTTGTTGTCACTGAGAACAGTTGTGGCTCTAGGCATCGCTAGTTGTCTGAGAATGTCTAAGTCAGAGTTCGCAATGATTTGTTCAAGTCTTGTCTTTGTTATAGCACCAGCTTGAATTGCTTCCCATTCTCTCATCTCAAGACGAATGTTGCTACGCTTTGCTCCAACTTTTACTCTGGCTCTAGAGAGTTCTTGTTGTCTTATCTTCTTCTCTTGTTCGGGGGTCAATGTTACAACACCAGCTAGCTTCGCCTTGATTCTTGTAGCGGCAAGCATTTGAGCATAGCGCTCCTTTGGTGCGTTTAGGAGGGCCCTATTGAGCTTCTCTTCTAGTTGATTAACCTCTTGTTGATAGGTCTGTCTTGCAGAGGGAGAGTACGATATCTCCTTAATTGCCAAAAAGGCTTTTCTAGCCTCATTGCCTAGAGCCTTAAGACTATTTGCATATGTCGCATAAAGCTCTTCTTGTGGAGTGCCAGAAGAAAGTTCTCTAGCATCTTTGGCCTCTGCCATTCTTGTGGATTTCATAGTCGCAAGTTGTGTCTTGAATTTCTCACTCGTGACCTCAATCCATTTTTTATCTTCATCTTTGTAAAATAGTCTGCCATCTCTGACAATACCAGTGGACGTTTGACTCTTTCCAGTGGAATCCTTGTAATGAACTTTTGTATATTCTCTACCCGTGTCTTTATACAACTTTTCCCCTGTTTTTGGATCAGCATATAACGTTCTTTTCTCTTTTTCAGAGTAGAATCTACCGCTCTCTTCATCCAAAAATACCTTATTGTCTTCATCAACGAGAATGAGTCTGTTCCCAGTATCTTTTGCAAAATATCCAGGTGCTTCTTTTCTCTCATTAATTGTGACTTCTGATTTTGCTCTAGAAATAAGAGTTGCGGCACCTTGTCTTTCACGGCCCGTTTCGGGATCAATGTGGCCTTGATACTTCTTGTGTAGAGCCTTAATCCCATTATCAATTTCGCTTTGTTTATAATCAAGATGATGTTTTACAGCATCGATTACAACCATTGAATGCTTTACGGCACGGGTTTTTTCCTCATCTGTGGCGCCTTTCAATGTCATGTCTGTGATGAGGTTCGAGGCAATCCCCATTTTCAACTGAAGATTTGATTCCTTCATAACGGAGATTTCTTTTTCACCTCTATAAAAATGTTCTATCCCATCGGATCCAATTTTACTACTATCCGGTCCGTAAGTCATTTTTGTATCAAACCCTTGCAAGCCTTTAAGAGCGGGTGTGGATTTGATCTTAACGGTTTCGCTAAGTGGAATAACCATTACAGTGTCACCATCAAAATCAGCTCCGGACAAACGTTCCGCAACTTTGGAATTAATACCGATTGCATCTTGAGGATTTGGCGTTAAAACACTGATGCCTTCTTTATTACGATTATTTACAGTTACAATCGGAATCTCAAACGTTCCTCCATGCGGAAAACGAATTAGAGCCGCTTGTGTTCCATCTTTCAAATGGGGAGCGTATGTTTCATCATCTTTTAAAGAGCCGATTGGCAATATAACTTTATAGTGAGTTCCAGGAAGAGACGCAGCTTTAAGGTGAACAGCTGACGAGTCACAGTCATCTGCAAATGCTTCAAGTAAGGCTTTCTTTACTGTTGGATTCGTAAGAGACATGATCTCGTTAAATTCTGCATTTTTGTCAACCATAGCCAAATTAATTTGTTTCTCAATCATTTTCGTTGGCTGTTTTGATAGGAATTGAGAAGACAACTCTTTCGACCATTCTCCCCAATCACCCTCATCTGCTCTTTTGTTGATTACGGAGAGTTTCTTTTCTCCGGTGACAGGATCGATGTAATATGATTGCCCACCATGTTCCTTAATTGCAGAACCAAACGGATTGTCGGGGTCTTCTTTGATGGCCTTAAGAACTTTCATCTTGTCAGTTCCGATTTTTTTATTGGTATTGAAGACAATATCGACACCTTCGGGCATGTTATCTGAATATAAAGCCATGCCCTTGATGTAATGAGTTCCATCTACCAGAATACGAACTTGAGCATAATTCGAAGAGCCTAGAGAAATATCAGGAACTCCTCTTCTAAGTTCAACGACCCCGTCTTTTTCTTTTCCGCCTTCTTCTGCATAGCGAATTTGAATCCTATCAGAATTAAGAGAAGATGGGTAAATAAAACCTGGTTCAAATGTATCCCCTTCATCTCTAGAAATATAATCAGTCAAATGATTGATCTTGTCATATTCATAGATTTCTTTATGCTGTGTTCCGGGAGGACACAAAACTTTTATGGTTGTATATTTACCCTTATTGGTAGATTGTGGAACTCTTCCTGGGTAAAGTAAATAACCCTCTTCTTGCAGAATCTGGATTGCTTGACCTAATTTTTCTCTGGAGATGCCAAGTTCTCGTTCCACGCCAACACCAACGTCAAGCATACCCTTTTCATCGATAATTTCACGAATAGAGTCGGCTGCTTTTCTTGCAATTTTAAGTCTTGATTTTGCGTCTGACGCTAGTAAAGACCGTACCGTGGATTCTCCAGCCAATCCGAGTTCAGCCGCAATCTTTGGATTGCTCAATCCATCAGACTGCATGCTCTTTATTCTAGCGACAAGATCCGACTTTCTTTGATCAATCGCCAGACTCTGATTTTGTCTAAACTTTGTGGTAGAAATATCGAGTTCCTTTGCAATTTCATTATCGGTCATTCCCTTATCTCTGTAAGGCTGGATTCTACTAAGAAAATCGCCTTCGCCTTGATAGGGGGTTTCTCCAGATCCCCAAGGATATCGACCCGAACGTCTGGGCATTCCATAATGCGATAATGTTTGGTCCTCAATTTTTTTGTTCTCGTCGTCTTCCATTATCTAAAATCCCCCTCGTAATATTCTTTTATGTCCGAGTCTCTGAGTTTGATGAGTTCCATTGTCTTTTCGATCTCCATCGGCTCCGCTGTATAATTTAAAATTTCCGAACTTTGATAAATACGAAGTTCTGTTGTAAAATCCTTCGGTTTCTTTTTGTATTCTAGACAGAATAAGGCTGCGTACACTATTAACTGCTCAATATGACTTGGCGTTGTGCCCGTCTTTAAATCATGAATTCGAAGAGTCTTCTCTTTTTCGTTAAACACTATTGCGTCGGTCGTTCCAAAACTATTATAACTATAGAAAAGAATAATCTCAGAACTCATACGGTATCCAATTGCATCATTAACGAAGGGGAGGAGATTTGTTAAGATTGTGTCTGGGTCATAGGCTCTTTTTGGAATGCCATTCTTGTACATCGAATATTCAACTAAACGCTTATCATGTTTAGTTAACTTCATTCGACTGTCAATACAGTCTTTTGCTAATTCGTGAATGGCTGTGCCGATCGAGGTTGCAAATTGTGCATAATACCTTTTTTCGAAATCTACGTCGTTCTGATTCATCCATCTGAAATTGCTCGCTCCCAAGAAAGCGTGCTTTCCTTCTAACTCATGGTGATCATTCCATTGCATTTTGGTTTCTCCCTCTTGAAAAAATTTTAGTCTTTGAAGTGCTCTCTCAACTCTTCAAAAACCTGGTCCTCATTCTCCGGGTATACAAAAGCTGAATAAGACATTTTTCCATGTTGCTCGACATAATGTTCTTGATTTGGCTCTGGCTTCCTTCTTGCTTTCTCTGAAATTTTCGCTTCTAGTGTGGCCCATTTCTTTCCATAAAGAACTGTAAAATCTTCAATCCCTTGAATTCTGTTCGGGTCATTTTTCAAAACAGTACAACCCGGAAATGTCTCTTGTAAACGTTGTTTCAAATGTGGATGGTAATCTTTTGTTTCGCTATTATATGTCGGAATGATTTTTGTTTTCATAATGTCCTCCAGACAAAAAATAAAAGGCTTTGTCCATGCCAATAGGCATTTTATCCTTCTCCTCATAAAAGTCCTTGTATTTTACGCGTGGGCGAAAAAAAATAAGTGTTTGTAAAAGATGCGTTTTTGACCCCCTTGTCACTTGTCAAAAATATTTCCAAAAACTTTTATAATTAAAATTATTTTTAAATACTTTTTAGTAAAATTTCTGACAAATGACACAACTATCCAAACGGATAGTCACATGTAGCTATCCAAACGGATAGTTGGCCTTGTCAAATCCGTATTTTCTTGTCAAATCTTTTTTGGTTTTATCACGGTTTAGGGGGTGAAATACGCGAAAGTCTCAAAAACTTTTGACAAGGATGAGAAATTTGTCATAGTTTTGACAAGGCGCATAACACCCCCTTAACATTAAGAATAGTGTGATAGTTTCTCTCAAGTATATCTCAATCAATATATTTGAACAAGTTTTTGTAGTCTTCCGCTGGCACTCCTAAGACCTCCGCAATCCTGTTGGCAACATCCCAAGGCGGTTGGCGTTCACCATTAAGATAACGGTGTATACTGATTTCAGAAACCCCAACCAGTTTCCCGAGAGTTTCGTAGTCAAGACCTTTTTGGTTTGCAAGCTTTTTTGCCAGAGTTCTGTCCGGAGTGTTCGTGAGACTATCGACATTTTTTAGCATTTGACTTCACCTTCCTGTCGGTATCGACATGACCGGCTTTGTGCTTTGGGATTTTTTCGAAACTCACAGTTTCGTCAAACTCCTCAACATCGGTAACGAGATCAACGTCATCTTCCGATAACGGTTTCAAACATTGTGGACAGACAATAGATCCTTCCGGAACATATACCCCACACACGACGCAAGTGTCTTGGTTGTCGAAGGTCATTTCTTCTTGATTTCGCCTTCGTAGGCGAACTCTCCAGTCTGCAAGTAACTTTTGGAATCAGGCATCCCAGGTCTTCTGCTTATATCCCAAGGAGCGGCGCACGTCGGGCATTCGAGCCCGTCTTCTAGTCGAATAACACCGCAATTCATGCATTTGAAGTAATTATTTTCTTTTCTGCTGCTTTTTTTGAAGCACTGGTCTTTTGCGTCCCAAAAAAAATGGGTGCCCGTCAAAACATTGGATACAACTTCGCCCTCTTCCCAAAGTTTTGGTGCCATTGTGTATTTTCCGCTTTCGCTAATTGCTTCGAAAGTGAGAGTGCTTTCGTTGAAATAAACCGTGTAGAGAATATTCGTTTTGTGGGAATCGCTAAAGGCAAGCTTGTCGCCACAAAAAATATTGTTTTTATACTTGTCTTGCTTTCCGGTAAACACATGGAGTGTTTCCGGCCATACTTCCTCCATGCGGCATATGAATGCATCGAGGTGTTTCGGGGAATTGACGATATCGTTTATGTTCTTGAAATTGGCTTTTCCATGTTCAACAATAAAGAACGCAATGATTTCGTCAGTTGTTGACCCAGGCGTCGAATCTTTTCTGGTTTTCATCTTGTTGAGGGAACCATAAATAAATGAGCCTCTTAGCTTAGAGACAGCCCTGTAAAGAACCTGAGTTTGTGCGAAAACGAGATAATCCGTTGATTCTTGAAAAGTCTTTGGGTCAGTGCCCATGATTATTCTCCTTTTAATGAATGTTTTGATATGCCCATATAGAATCTATAGATCATATCGTAGACCCCAATCGGGATTCCACCCGTCAGAATCGTCAAACGAATCGAGTCTTGGACGTTTGGGTGTCCTTGAAAACGGACCATGGTGATGGACTCTGTCTCATGCCCATGGGCTTTCAAGAATTTGAAGCAGTAATCTTCGCGATCGAAGATGACCTTTCCGGTGTGAGGTTTGAAAATGTCCCTTGCGACGGAGTAAAGAGCAACACAAACTCTTTCTTCATCGGGTGGCAGACAAGCTTTCGCGAGATTTGAGCAGTATTCTTCGATCGAACTAATGCTCAAATTTGATTCGTAGAGATGATTTCGGACTTCATTGAGTGTTGCATAAATCGGATCACCGACGAATTCGATGTCGTTTACGTGAACGACTTTCGAAAGTCTTGTTCCAGATCTATACATCACTATTTCGAGCATCCCGCCAAGAATGAATCCGCCACCGATTCCGGAAATCTTCCAGATATCATTCATGTGGAATACCGGCGCTCCAACACGGCAAAGCTCTTGCTTCCAAAGCGAATCTTGAATCTTTCTTTGATCTTTCGAAATTGTTGTCATGATTGCACACTCCCAGATTGTATTTTTTTGAGCTTAGGAATTATGATGCTCTTCGATGCTCATATAGTTTGGATAAGATTCCTTGAATTCAAAATCGTTGTCAAACTCCCCAAGATATCGATCCCAGGTTTCGCAGGAGGAACAATATCTCTTCTCTGCGGGAATCAGTTTTTCGCTTCTGTAAAACACGTCGGCATAGATCTCGATGCCGTGGCAAAGATAATAGAACATGATTTCTCCTTAGTATGGCAGTTTGCCTAATATCTTGAATTGTTCATAATCAGGACACTCTCAAGGAATTGGGATTCCCGCTCTTAAGCAACGGCCAACCCGTTGATTTGGAGGCTTTAAAAACAACCTCGGCAACGAAGTCAACGAAGATCTGCTCTCGGTTCCGAAGTGGCGGCAGAACGATACCAAGAATGGCAGCGTCCAAAATTGTAAAAACCTCTGCGACAGTGTACTCATTTATCGTAGAGGCGTTCTCAAGACTACCAAAGTAATCTTTAAGAATCTGTACACGTTTTTTTGGATCGATACCGGCAGCCTCAGAGGCTACATCGAGCATGCCAAGAACTTCCTTGGTTGTATACATTTTTTTGACACCGCGCTTTTCTAGCCGCCCAATAATTTCTTTCATCATACCGAGATACTGCTCTGCTGTAACAATGGTCTTTTCGACCTTCCATTGATTCATGATTTCTCCTTCAAGGGTCCTTTCGACATCTCGCAAAAGACATCAAAAACATCCACTTTTGATTTCGAGAACCGTTCGTCAAAAAATTCCAATGTCGCCCATGGTTTTGGATCCAATGATGTGAAAGAGTGCCTCAGCACACCAACCTGATAGTATTTTTTTTGCTTTTTGCTCCAAATATATACTTCCCCATCGTCTTGGTAAATATCATCTGAAACATCGAGCATGATCGCTTGCAGAACCACGATTGGGTATGAGCCATTTTCCGACATGCCGTTTCGATTTGTCAAGATTGCACTGCATGCCCTCGGATAGAATTTTGTGACAAGATTTGTAAAGGCTGCCTTTTCCAAAAACAGATACGGAAACTTTTTGAAAGCCTTTTTATCAAAAAGGTAAATAGCGTAAACACGTGGGGCCTCTTGAAATCGTCTAAGTCTTTCGTTATCTCTTTTTTCCCTAGCCAATCTCAGAGTCTCCGAACCAAAACCACAGGCGTCAAGTTCCTGTTTTCGACGTTCTGCAAAATCCCGATTCAATTCTTCAAAATCAAGATCTACGGGCGTTTGTTTTTTATCCATGATTTCTCCTTTAAAAATGAAATTGTCGTGGCGAGTAAAGCCTGTTAGAGATCGTGGAGGCGACGGAAGAACAGACCTTTACTACTTTAAGGCGTAGGCGCTGAGTTAAAAACCCCAGGCATGGGGGTTTTCGGGGACGCAATGGTCCAGAGCGAAAGGAGGAGGTGAAACTGCGCGCTGAGGAATTGCCACCACGGCATTTCTCTGAAACTAGGTGTGTCGAGCAATCGCGGCGTTCGCCCACGCTCGAATTTGTTCATAGGCGTGTTTTTGGTAGTCGTTCTTGAGTTGATGAGGGTCTTTCATTCCTTCTTCTTTGATTTCGAATTTCTCCATGATTTCTCCTTTTTAAAACGGTATTGTGAAGAGTCCTATTTTTGATGCGCTACCCTCAAACCATACAGAATCATAGTCTGTTTTCGGGGTTTTTCCATGAGCATACATATATTGTCTAATCCAAAATCTTACAGCACTTGGTATGGAAACAAGAAACAGAGTAAATGGACCAAATATGGCATTTTGGAAAGTGTGGCCATACTCGTGTTCGAGCATCCTTCGATCTCCAACGGAGTTCCTACCAATGAATATCATCGTCCCAATGCTCATTCCCCAGGATGTTTCCCTGTTCAGAATAAGACAATAGGTCAAACCAACTCTCTCCAGCTTCCCAAAAGGAAGCAAGACTAGTGCTAGTAAATATCCAATGATAGTGAGAGGAAGACCCCAAACAATGCTAAGAATATAGTAAAGCCAGGGTTTCTTTACCATACCATATGATAGCATTATCAAGATGTCCTCGAAGCGAGATGTATGAGGTAGTGGCATTTTCATTTCTCCTTTTATGGATTTAAAACAAAAAAGTCCCTCGTGGCGCTCCCGGGGCCGATCTGTGTGCGGGGGCATTAAAGAGTTCCATGGAGTGGCCTATCTCTACCACTAGGGACTTCGGGGTTGGGGGTCTGGCGGCTATCTATCCCTGTTCTCTGTTCCTGATCTTAGGGGATGCTCTCTACCAGACCTCGCCGCGAGCCACCTGGCCGCGCGGCAGTGAAACGATGGTCCGCGGTGTCGTAGGGCCGACGCGACATATCGGGACACCGGGTAATGGAGAGTCGCTTATTTGTGGCGATGGAGTTCAACTCGCATACTTTAAAGGTCTCGGCGCGGCTCACGGTCGCAAGCGAGCTTTCCTACCACTACAGGCGGGTTTTTGTATGGGCCCAACGAAGGTCCAACCCGCTATTCAATTGTATTATTGCGAATGAGGAATTCGAATCATTTCAATAGTCCGGCATGCCCGACGACCCGTTCGTCGCGCCAGAACAACTAGTTGAATCATGATGTCATCCTTTCCGGAAAATCAATCTACCAAGAACTAGTGTATTTTTTCAAAAGATCGAGTTTCTTGTTTATAAGAGCAATATTATCCGAGGTTACTTTTTTATGGGCTTCTATCCTCATCTTGGAGTATTCATTATCTTTATTGTAGGACTTTCCAAGGAGATTCTTGATATAATCTGGTGAGGACATGATCTTTAGATTCTCCTTTAGACGAGTAATTTCAGACTCATACAAAGAGAAAGACAATTGATATGCTGTTGGTTCTGTTTCAATATCAATCGTTTTGGTCGGAGAATCATGAACCGATTTGATTATACGAGAGCTTGTTGTAACAGCTAGGAGTTCGAAACTTTCGAATTCGTTTGCCATCTCCAAAAGCCATGGATTTACACAGGCGCCGTCGCTTATCTTAGCGACGTAATATATCTTTTTCATCGATCATAGGGCCTCGTTTTCTTTCTTTTTTCTTTTCTTGTCATACGTGGAAACCTCGGGCCGGCATGATATGCTCTAGAGCCGATGAAACCGTGCAATGAACCAAGTATGTTTAAAGCGCTGTTCTCTCTTTGGGCTTGAATATGTTCGCGAAATTTTCTATCAGCTTCTGACAAAATATCAATCCTGCCGAGTCTGAGTTCATTGAGCTCCTTCATCCAAGTTACCCAGCAGTCCATGCTGAGATACTTATTTGGCATGAAGCCAAAATTTCTCATGGTATACTTGAGTGCTGAATAATCCGATGGATCGAGCTGAAGAAGCGAAGAGGATTTGTGCTCTTTATTTTTTTTCTGACTCATCTTGATCTCCAGGGACAGCCATGAGTTCGCTGTACTCAAATCCGTAATATGCGACTTCGCTGTATGGGACTTTCACAGCGTAGCCAATTTTCGGATCATATGATACGATAACCCCGACGACCCCATGCAGTTTTTTCGGATTTGTTTCCTTATCAAGGATGACGACTTTTTGTCCAACGCTGAAGCTTTTTTCTTCTACTGGGACTCTGAAGCATGCCCCATCGTATCCGTTATTCATTCCAGTCTCCCTCTTTCACATATATTTTTCTTACTTTAGAGCTCTTTATTTCGATAGTATCTCTTAGTATCTTCCTATCATTTATTGCATCCGACAAAGATTCCTGAGTAAAATATGAGTCAACGTATCTGAACTTGTAACCGCTGGTAACAACGAAGAGTTTTGTTTCTGTTATCATGGTTGATTCTTTGCCTAAACGTCTATTCCAGCGGTCGTATTTGACGACCATGACGACTACTTCTTTTTCTTAAGGAACGAGAAGATGTTTTTCTTCTTGAACGGCAGGATATGGATGTCGGAGACCTCATAACCAAACAATTTCCGAATTCGGGCGAGAGCGTCACCGTAGGTGTGTCCGCGAACACGTCGCTTCTGGGGAACGCTGTGATACTTTCCGTTTGCTTCGATCGTTCTGACGAAAGTCGCTGTGAATACTTTTTTCATGTTACTCTCCTTTTGGATCAATAGTATTTTTTTTAAACACTGGAGCAAATTTCATTTCATTAAATCTCTTCTTTCGCTTATAGGCGTCTCGTATGGCCATGTCGATTTTAGAGTTACTTCTGAAATGAAAATAGAATAGGTCGGTGAAGGGAGTATTCATTCTGTCGATTCTCCCGGCGGCCTGCGTTTCCGTTCTAAAAGAGTAGTTTTGGGAATAGAATATGATCGTGTCTGTAACGATACAGTTCCAACCCTCACTACCAGCGATATACTCCACGAGATAAACCCATTTTTCAGAATCTGGGATAGCCTCGTGTTTATGCCCGTTCCATTCCGTCATTTGGAATGGGTCCTTTACAAAGTACAGCCAATTTTCGCCGTCGGGGATTTTTTCTTTTCTGTTCTCATCCCAAATAGCGGTGTCGTAGAACTCGCTAAACAACCCTCTCAGAATATCCAATTCATAGTCATACGAATAGAATATAATAGCTTTTGGATGTTTTAAAAGTATTGAATGGACAGCTTCAACTCTGCTATAATCAGAGTTTACAACCCTTCTTAAAGTAAAACAGAATTCACTAGCAGTTTCAATAGGCTTGTCTTTGTACACATTCCATCTCGTTTTTGTAATATGATTGTACAAGTGCCTATCATACTCTGTAATTATAGTTTCATGATGTGGTATCGTGTGTCTCTCGTCTTGCATCTCTATTAAAATATCATTCCTATACTTTAAGAGGCGCCCTTCGTTTATATACCTTTCTATCATCGGGTATTTACTAAACCTTGAAAATACAGCATGTTGGTCATAAAAATCGCTCTTGTTTCTGAAATGACCATTCGCTATAAACACTGGGATATAGTCGCTCCATGTATCACCAGGTGTCGCAGTTAGTAATACCCAGTCATTATGCTTCGCAATCTTCAAAAACGATTTTGTCCAGGCTCCATAACCGATTACACGTTGTTCGTCGAATATAAAGAAGGACGATTTAACATCTACATACTTTTTTATGTTATTCCATGAATCTATTACAATCTTATGTTTATACCTAGAAACACTCGGATCTGGAAACATTGAAAAATTTGTGAGTTCCCCTATCCATTCCAGGGTATCTCGTTTTCTAGCTGTAGTTATTATATACAAATCTTTGGGTCTTCCGACCATAGGCTTAAGATAAGGACCGGTTACCTCCCCACCATTAAGTTCAAAGTAGTAGGCAAGGGAGGTGATACTCTTTCCAGAGCCAACACCTCCCTTAAGGATGCAACCAATCTTCATCTTTTCAAGTGCCTCGATTTGATGAGGCTTAAGTTGCAATCCCACTCCCTACACACTCCCTACTTCAAAATATCAGGACAAACGTATGATTTGTTCCCGACACCAAATGTCTCAATGCCGTATAGCTTAGCTGCGAGTTTTTCCATATCGCAGCCATTGGATTCGCCTTTCTTGATTCCTTTTATGTAGACAAGGTAATCCGATTTGGATAGGAGTTGAAACGCCTTGCCCAGATACCAAAGACCCTGTGCCTTTACTTTCGATGCTTCCGGGTCTTCAATGCTAGAAGCATAGTTGTGAACGACTTTGATGTTCTTTCCTAATTTTTTTCTAACTAGGTAACCCATCCTTTGGACGCTCGAAAGAATATCTTCTTCCGTTCTTCCCTTCATTGGGAGGCACAGAAAAACGATTTTCTCTTCGGGCGCCTGGTCGACGTTGGTTTGGTTCATTCTTCGTCGTTTTCTCCCTCGAAGTTGCTTTTTTCCCAATCGTCATATCGTCCGTTGAAGGTCGATTTCGGATTTTGAACGACGACGAGCTTTTTGAGGTATCCGGTCACTTTCCCCGGAACCGCTCTGGATTCATAGAGATTGATGACACACGATGCTTCTTCGATGTCGACGCTGTCGAGCACCTTGATTTTTTCTTCATCGTCGAGAATCCTCGCGCTTTTCTTGCCCTTGCTTTCCGTCAGGAGTTTGATCAAGGGCGGCTGTTGGGATTTCATGTTCACCTTGATGTTGACAAACCGGAGGACCGTCTCATCGTCGATGTTGTTTTTCCGAACGCGGAAACCCATTTTCTCGAGGTCTTCCGCGACGGCGTCGCTGACGGCGAGGTTGAAGGTCACAGCGGTCTGATTCCACTTGTTGGGTCGACCTTCGAAGTTCGGCCAAAAAATGGCGGCCTTGACGACTTCAAGGGTTTTCTCATTCAGCATTTCGAACTCCGAATCTCGAAGCTCTTTGTAGATCTGTTCTGTTACTCTACTCATTTCTGATAATCTCCTTTTATAGTTTTTAGGGGTGACCCTTTGGACCACCCCTTTGAAGCCAATTTAAGAAAACCTAAACGGATTATCGATTTGTAAATTGTCGTGATTATAGTTTGGACGACCGTCTACCAAAGGGGGTCTCTTATATGGGTCGTCACTTACGAACCATTCATAATCCCCGAATTTGTTAATCGAATCAATCGCGTTGTCAACGAGTCTTACATAATAAGACTCATCGACGCAATTCTGCATACCCTTGTCGACAACCTCTTCCGACTCGAGCCATTTGTATCCTTTCGTTCCGGTAACCGCATCATACCCAGTGCTCCCATCCTTCTTGACGACAGCCTTGACTAAATATGCTGCATTAAACTCTTCTCGTATCGGGGTAAATAACCCAATGCGACCAATAAACCTCAAAGATGCCTCGTCCACTGGATCCTGAGCCCCAAAGTTCAAATATATAGTTGAAGATTTGACTTCTTTGGCTTCGCAGAAATCTCTGAAGACAATAGGTTCATGGCTAAAACACTTTTTGAAAACATAGGGAATCTGGAATTGAGTCCCAACAGCAACCCAAGTGTTTTCTTCTGTCCTGTTCTTCTTTGGTATATAACCGTATTGCTCCAAGCACAGGTCTCTCGACATGTATTTAGAAATATAAACGGCGTCATTAACAAGAGTGATCCGATCATATGTGGCTTCGTGATCAAAGTCGTATTTATAACTCCTAGCAAACTCTTTGCAGAAAGATATGATCTCTGGAGTTGCGTCGGGGATTTTTATCGAGTCTGTTTTGATGTGTACAACTTTGAAACCCTTTTTGACCACTTCATCTTGTAGAGTTTTCATAAATAAAGCTCCTCGCAAAGCAACAATGTTATTCTCGTTTCTGGGATCTTTGAAGATGTTGTCAAATCCGGCAGAAGTCAAGCCATACACAGAAACGATTGCTACTTTCAGAGCGGCTGATAGTTTTGCAGCAACTTCAGGGCCAATCAAATATTTCATTAATTTACCCTCGAATAGATTCTCCAAAACCGCATATTCCCCATTTTTAATGAATACTCGGGAATTCACTAACTCCTCGAATCTAGGAGTATACTTACCAAAATAATTCATTGCTATCGCAGAGTGTGGATGCATGCTGACAACGTCAAGTAATGCCACGTTTCCATACATGCCAGGCTCTGCATAAACAAAGCCTCCGAAGCCAAGATCCACCTCGCGATACATATTGAACTTGTCGTATTTTTTAGTCTCATTATTCCAGACCTTTACAAACTCATAACCAGGAAACTCTTCAGATAAATCCACATAATTCAAAGCAGGACTCATATCGTTCCCAAATATAAGTTTTGCTGTTAGTTTATTAGTAGTCTCGTTGACGGACATACCAGTAATATCAGCTAGAATCTGTCTACCTTCAAAGTCGGATTTTGTCTCATGCCAGACAGCTTCCAGCGAAACGACGTCGTTGTCGCAATATTCCGAGACCTTTGACCACAACTCTTCCGGGACAGGCTTATCCCAATCCAAACCCAACTCTTTATGATGAAGATTGAGTTCGATTTGCCATTTTTTCAGACTTTTTTTGTCAATAGAGTAATCATAAACATCGGTGTAACTGATGTTATAAGCCTCTCCAAAATATCCCTTTTGCTCTTTGATCATTCTCTGGGACAACATATACACTTCAGGAACCGTCTTTCCAATGAAAATGGCATACAAAATATGATTGTCATACTTTCGGCAGTTAAAACCAACCAACTTGCCAATGCCAAGGAACCATTCAATGTATTTAGAGGTCGGATTTATGACCCTATTCATGGATTTGCCTAAACCCTCGAACTTCCAGTTGAGGAAAACAACATTCGGGAAGACTTCCATATCGAAAAATATTACTTGTTTCTCTTCATTGCTCATCGGGTCTGATGGCTCGTCCGATTTAAAATGCATTTTCGGAATAAGTCTTAAACAGTAGTCCGACTGATTTGTGCTGGCGGCAGCAAATGACAGAACAGAATTGAACATGTCACTAACATCGTACTTTATTCCAGCATTATAGGCATCTTCTAGAATCTTAAATATAAAGTCTACCGAAGGCCTTGTTGCACCATGGTACTCTTTATTAAGATTCTTTCTGATCATTGTCCTTATGGCCTTTTCATTCTTTACACTATCAAAGTTTACCACTTTTGCCTCCCTCATTGGCAACCCAGAGCTTATTTTTGCTATAGACTCGCTGTTGCAGAGAGATAACCTACGCCTGAGTGCGCTGTTACCTGTAAATATCTTTATCTCAATAGAGTCAGCATACATCCTACTCAACGTTGACGTATCCCCGTCAAATATATAATGAAGGTGAATCCCAGACCCACCTTTACTAACTTCCGTGTAGGTCTTTGGCCATTTACTAGCCTCCTCGAGATTTCTATCGAGCGATTTCTCGCCACTTTCATCAGTCATATCAAAATCAACGACTATAAGATTTTCTGGGACCTTAAGATAGTGAACTTTAGTGGTGTCTAGGTCTTTCAACTTCGTATTTACATCGATCCACTTTATCATTGGCGTCCCATGCTCATTTGCGTATTGGGCCGGACATTCTGCACAAATATCATCAAGTACAGAATGCTGTTCAGACAGATTTAGGAAACTCTCTCTTTCTTTGAGTCTTTCCTTAGCTCTCGCTTGTTTGTCCTTCTTGGTCGGTTCGAACGCTTCGATCCTAAATCCTGAGAAATATGATCTTACCCAGTCATCGCCGACTCTGACCCTATCTTCGTATTCTTTGAAATAGTTTGTAAGCTCAGATTTGAATATCCTTTTCGAAAATGGGTATGGGACTTTTGCATCCTCACAATACTCTTTATACATCTCCCATGCAGCTTTCAATGTAACGCCGTCGTCTTTTCGAAAGACAGAGTAACTATCAAGCATGAAATTATAAAAGTCGTTGGACTCACCCATCATCAGAGTAGGTTTGTAGTCGTCATAAGCCTCGATATCTTCCAAGAATATACCCTTACACTTCTCCGCAATGGCTCCGAGCTCAAATGGGATCTGCTTCACAAGTCTATTGTATCTAGCAAAGGGTAGCTTGTTTCCCGAAGGATGGACATCGATCAATCTTCGTATCAAACCGGATTTTGCATCTGTTATTTTCACTGGTTTGTTTGTACCGATGAAAAGGAAGCTATTAAATCTCATAGAGTACTGCTTTGAATATTTTTCGTTCACTAACAGTCTCTCGTGAGACGTTAAACTGTTGAGTGTTGTATTTTTTTCGATCTTTGAGAGATCTGCGTCATGACACACAGCCACCAATGGATTTGATTTGAATTGTTCAAGGGCGAATGCATTAGTAGCGGAACCGAGAGCCTCGGCGTCAAAAGTAGCAGAATATCCATTGAATAGTGCCTCGATTATGTTGAGAACGGTCGATTTACCACTACCAGGGGGACCATAGAAAGCCAAAAACTTTTGTATGGTTTTGGATTGACCAGTAACGACAGCACCGATAGCCCATTGAATTTTATGTCGTTCTTCCTCGGAATATAAAGTCGATAGGAGTTCATCGAAAGCCTCAGTTGAACCCTTTTCCAGTGGGTAATTCAATTTTTTACTTGCGTAGTCTTCCTTTTTTGTTTCCTGGTTTGAAAATATGAGCTTTTCGTCGAGCGGGACGTAATTATCGCGAAGTTGCTTCTGACAGTATTTATGCCATAAATCGATCACCCCAGATTCTGCGTCCCACATATATAAAACTTTCACATGGTCTTCAAATTTGGCCTTCATGGACTTCGCATAACCGTCAAGTTCTGCGTCGATTAATTGAATAACGTCACCCTCATTCGTCGACCATAGACCAAGACTCTCGATCCAGATGGCATAGAAATCGCCACCCCTAATCATCAAATCCTGGCTATTATTCATCACTATGAACTTCGGATAGATCTCGACGACACCGTGTCTAGAGCGAGTCGAAATCATCATGAAGTCAAACATAATAGTTTAACTCCCTGACGTTTCTTTTTCGGGTTTCTCTTCTTTCTTGCCACCGTCAAAGCGCGATTTCATAGTCTGTATTCCCCTCTCAATTTGACAAACGCGTCTTTTGTAACAACTACGTCTTTTCCCTCTTCGCTTCCCTTTGTTATCTCAACAAGACTGTAGCCATAAAGATTAAGAACACCATGCTTAACCATAAGTTTTGCCAGAATATCTTGCGGAGTTTGGCTCTTTTTCAATAGATCCCAAAGCGGAAGTCCTTCTTCACTCTGGATTATTGCTATGATTACCATCGGGTCTCCACTTACAGTCTTGCCAATCATCGATGAAATATAGTTGTTTTTGCATATGTATGTAGGATTCAACGTCTTTCTCCCTTCATTATAGAGTCTAGATACCAAACCATTTGATACCAGATCTCTACTGATCTTAAATCTTGTCTGGGTTTATCAACTCTGAAAAGTCCCCCATCACCATTAGACTCGTATTTATGATTCAATAGGGAGTCTATCCTATATTTTACCCAGCCAGGATCAAAATTGTCATCGGTCATATGATATAACCGCAACGTCTTTATCATTTCGAAGAACCAGGTACTTATTCTGTTTCCCATATCCGCGTCTTCCATTATTTGTTCTTCGATTCGTAACGAAAGAGCGACAAGCATCTCAAGCATGGAACATTTTTTGTTATCAAACTCTTGTAAAGCATATGACTCGTTTATGCCGTTTTCATAGGCAAATCGATTCCTTAGAGCCATTCCGTCTATATATCTGTTTTCATCCAACGGGATTGTAAAATAGAAAACATTGTCCTCGAGAGAAGCAAGTAAATTTGAATACCTGCCTCTCTCGCTGACATTGGGGATGACCAAAGAGGTCATCCAGTCAAAATATGTATCCTTCAATTCCGGTCTTCGGCGCATCAGTCGGTTTCGTCATCATCGCTGTCTTCTACGGGGCGTTGTCTATGTGAAGCGTCGTAATAGGATCTTTCATCGATCACAATTTCGTAATCCTTCCCATATTCAAAATTTCTTACGTAAACAATGGCCTCGTCCGTGAGGTTTATCAGAGCATCACCGACTATCCTTGGGACGTCTTGAATGATGTTGTAGTCAGAGTCAGTTAGAACTCTATCGTGGAAATAATAGAGTGTCTCCGACTCGATCTCGCTTTCTGCGAATTCTTCGTCTGTCAACCTACACGGAACTTCAATTTTGACTCTGACCCCCTCTCCGTCGACGCTATCCGGCGCGACATATTTTTTTGGTTTGTCATCGGGACTGCGATATTCTCCCGAATAGTTTATGTATTTTTCTTTTTCTCCAGACGGTTGTCTCGAATATCCTTTGACGCCGCCTCTTGATTGATTCGAGGATCTGTCGGCGGGAAGAGGTTCAGAAGATTCTTTCAAGACTCTATTTTCGAACCTTGCCTTTACAGAAGCAACCTCTTCATCCGCCAAATTCTCGTATTTCTTCTTCGCCATTTTCCATCCGAGAAAAAACCCCCCGACAGAAGAAAAGATCAGAAGAAGTACATTGTATATATTTTTCTTCATAGACTTTTCCTAGAACGCTCTTGCGTATTTTTGGAAGTTTTTCAACGGGTCATCGTTGTTCAAGATATCTCCATCGCAATTGAACTCAATGAAAATATCCCTTTCGCCGCGACGAAGAGCATCAGCGACGTCCTGATTCAGATTCCCCATGCTGTCGGAAATCCCGAAACTGACGTAGTTGTCGATGGTCTTGATGTCCGGATTGTAGATCCACCCGAGAAATCTTGAAGCGGCGACTTTGTTTTCTCCGAGAGTGAACGGTTCGATGCCAAGACCCTCATAAACTTCATGAAGGAAAAGGTGACCTTTTGCTCTCAGACGTTGGTTGAGGTACATTTGTTTTCCGATCAGAAAATCGAGATTTTTTCTTCCGCTCGGCTCCCAGTTCGGATTCGTGGAATCAAAGACCAGGAGATACGGATCGGCGTCAATATCAACTTTCGGCGACTTGACCTTTTTCGTAACTTCCTTCTCTTTTCCATCCTTCCCGATCTCGGAGATGACAATTTCTTCATCGGTTTCTCCGCGATAGATGGCCCGTTCGGCCTTTTCGCCGATCTTCGCCCGGATACGATCACGATATCCCTTGTAGCCGTTTTCCAGAGTCGTGTACGCCGCGGCAAGAGCGAGGTTCCGACCTTTCATGATGTTGTGCGATCCGACCATCGAGGCGACAGAAAGAGAAAATGCAATTGCGCTCGGGGCGTAAAGTTTGACAAGTTCGAAACCGGTCTTCGCATAGGCGACGGTCAAGTCTTTTCTTCCGTGTGCGACGGTATATTCTCCGGAGGCGAGTTTGTTTTCGTTGTGCATGTCTTCATGAATCTTTTTGATCTTTTCATTCGCCGGCTTGAGTACTGACTCGAGTTTCGTCGTGGCTTTCACCGCTAGGATGATCGAAGCCGCCGTGGAAATGATTCCGCCGACGATCAGAAGTTCGGGACTGTGTTTTTTTGTCCAAAATTCGAGTTTCGAAATGGACAAAATTGCTGTTTCTCCAAGTTTTTTCAAAAACATGATAGTGTTCTCCTTTCAGACTAGTCTAGTGGAACGATTTTTGGGAATTTGATGGAATATCCATCGTACGATCTTACGACATCAGCTGAGTCCAAATCCACCCAACCATATTTGAAATCGGTGTGATCTGTCCGTTGATTGATTGCATCGTAGAAGTCTCCGATTGAAACGGAGCCGTATCTAGATGCCTCTTCTTTCAAACGAAGCAGAACCTCTTCGGCTTCACCACGATCCTTGAATACCACGTCATTGACGGCGTAGATGTTATTTCTCGAACTGGTTCTGGAAGGAGACGAATATCTTCGATCTCTGTCAGAATAGTCCGTGTAGGTAACACCTCTGATGCCACCGCCAGAATTTTGCCTTGGCCCTCCCTTGATTCCATAGATGAGCCAGTCAATCCCGTTTTTCACGAGATCCGAAAAAACCCGCTGAAGACCGGGCACAAATACTTCTTTGAAAAGATGTTGACGGACGGTTTTCCCGTCTTCGGCTAGAAATTGACTCTTGAATTTTTTGAGTTCGCTTTCCTTCTTCACAACGTCGTTAGAAGTAACCGCTTCGATTTTTGGTTTTTCTTCTCTGGTTTTGATTTTTCCAGCGTCGGAATTTCCTTTTAGGTTATCCATGTCTTCTCCTTTTTTAAGAATGAAAAAGGGAAGGGCCATTGTTTGACAATGAACCCTTCCTCAGTTCCAATCCTTCTACGAGCTGAGCCGCCGATCTGTCGGTCTTAGTTTGCCGGGGTTTCGGATTTCGGTTCCTTCTTGGACCGAATCTTCGCGACCAGCTTCTTGATTCCCTTGATCGCCCGCGGAACCACGAATGTGATCGTGATCCCGATGACGAAACCGGTCGCCAAGGCTGCCGGGCCGCTGAGATTCAGGTTTTGAGT